CTTGGCTGCAATGTTAAAGTTGCCGCCGGCTGTCATGCTGATGTCAGAACCGGCATACACGTGTACTCGCCCGTCCTGATCTAACTCAATCCAGGTCTGGCCCTTGGAGGTGCTCACATAGATGCGCTCGTTTGCGTCATCGAGAATAACTTGGTGACCGCCACCGGTCTTGATGCGCACACGTCCAGTTGCCGTGTTGTCCTGCATAATGATGCTGTGCCGACCTGGAGTAGTCAGGCAGTAGGTCTGTGGATCAAGCGCCTTGGGCTGTTTGACATCACTCTGATAGCCCTCATCAGCAGACTTCTCTGTGGCTGCCTGTGCCACCTGACGTTCGTATGCCCCACGGGTCTGCGCCTCTGATGCTGTCAGGTTGCCATTGAACTGCGCATTGAGGCTTGACGTCGCCGGATTCATTGTCTCGATGCTGTCAGATGTCGGACCCGCCGCGCTGTTGCGACCCGCCGGCAGGCTGCGGTTGCCGTGTTCGGGAAAGTATGAGCCAAGATAGAAGCGCTGGTTGCGGTCACCATAGAGGAAGCCAATGATAACCGTGGCGCCCTGCTTTGGGATTGCCCAAAAACCGTATGATGATGGACCGGGCGTCTCCATTGCGGAGGGGCCGGCTGGATAGTCAAACACCTGGCCAGCAAGTGGTGATACGTAGGCAGCCCACGGCAGGTTTTCGGCCTTGTATCCTTCGCCATCAACCGCTGGGCACCACACCTTTAGCCGACCCATTTCCTGTGGGTCAGAGGTGTCAATGACTACGCCTTCAACAAATGATGTAATCATACCTGTCTTGGATTCTTAGACTGCGTTTGTTCCTGGGTCAACTTGCCAGTGCCGTACACGTTGTGAGACCACATCTCAATCTCCTGTGTAAAGACGCCTGACTCAATGCTGTTGATGACCTTGAAGACAACGTAGTAGTTGTTGTAGAGCACCTCAGTTGCAAATGCCTGACCATTTACCAACTCACTCATGGCAGTGCCAGTAACAAAATCTACGTTGGGGCCCTTAATGTTGAGTTTGACAAACACGGGGGAGGTGACGTAAGATTCAGAGCCAAGTGTAGTAGGAACTGAGAAGGTGCCGTTTGAGTTTGCTGTGCCGCCCTGTTTTAGAATCTGGGTTTCTAAATTTCTTCTGTATGAATCCTTGACTGTCAAATTTGTAGCAGACAGTCCCCTATCAGACAGTGGGGCTGGTGATGTGTGCTCTAGCGGGCTGGCAAAGTTAAACTTGTCCATGATCAAGGGGTTGCCCTTGATGATAATGTTTACCATCACGGGCGACTGTGCATAGAACGCTGACAGGTTCTTTGAGTATGCCTGGGCGTCATTGATGAGTTTCTTGTTGTTCTGTGACTGTCGTGCAGTGGCAAACTCAGAGAAGTTGGTGCGCTGCTCGGGACTTACAAGAGGCATCATGATGGGGTCATACTGCCTGGCAGAAAGTAACTCGGGCTTTGGCAGCGGCTTGCCATTCTCATCCAGCACCTCGCCTTGACCATTACCCTGCACGTTGAAGATTGCACCTTCGCCCACGTTTACGTTACTTGCAAGCAGAAAGTTAAGGTCCTGAATCTTCATGTCAAAGCTTAGGATGTCTACGTTTCGACCAGTAAAGATGTAGTCAAGCTCAAAGTAACTTTTGGGGCGACGAATCTCAGAGCCGTCAGCCTGCCGCTCCATGATGTAGTTTCTATCAAGCGCCTCAGTGGTTTCCCTGTTGACGTCCTTTCTTGGGGGTGCTACGTTTGGCACCTCAAATGGCACCACATCCACGTGGACAGTAAAGGAGTTGGTGTCGCTTGTTACGCCGACAAGAAACTTGTAGAAGGATACGTTTGCGTCTTTGGATGTAAGCCTGTCGGCATTTGCCATCGCGTTAATTTCTGCAACCTGCTTGAACATGGTCTCAAGAACCATGGGTATGGTTAGGCCTGGGTCAACGGATAAGAATCCATCTTTGGCGGGCGTGGCATCTGTTGATGTGCCTTTGGCACCTGCAGCCTCCTTCTCCGCCTTCTTTGGAAACTCCCGTTCAAGAGCTTCACCGACTGACCCACCGGTAAATATCATGGTCTTCCACTGTTCGGGAATAGTGATTTGATACATCACAAGCCGACCAAACTCGCCTGGCCGCCCATCCTGTGGTGCAGCACCTGACTGCAGGATCTTGGCGCGCATTTCGGTGAAGAATGTTGACGATGCAGCATTAAGGCTATTTTCAAAGCTGTCGATCATCTCGCCAAGCGTGTTCTTACTTGCGTAGTACGATGTGGCAGTGCCGATCTGCAGCCAGCGGTTGTGATGGTTTGCAGAGAAGTTCATGTTAGGCATGAACACACACTCATAGATGCCCTTGGCAAAGTCCAGGTTTAGGTTCATGCTAAACAGGTGCATTGGGATAGTGACAGAATGTACCGTCTGCGTGGTGCCATCGTGGTTGTGTCCAACAAAGACTACCTCTAGCAGAAAGATCATGCCGTCAAAGTTTGTCTGCATCCTGGTGTCAAGCAGCCACTGCAGGTAGTTCATGAAGGAGATGCCCACACTATCCAGGATCGTCATACTGATCTCTGTAGCCAGGTTGCCTACACCACCAACCTGGAGACCGTTGATGAGCACTTCGTAGTTCATTTTTTGAACTGTAAACTGCGAAAATCGCCGAGTATCGATTACGAGATAGAGATCGGACTTGGAGCCTTTCCATGGAATAGCCTGTCCCAGCTGCATGGCTTGCGCAACTGCTGACAGCCTTTCTGCACCAGCCGCCTCAGCATAAGATTTTGCCTGCGTAGTTGTGCGAGCAGCAATCATGATGAAATGCGTTGAATAGCTTTGGAAGCCATCCAGTGGGTTGGCCATGCGGCCCATAGAGCCACCAATGTCGGCAGCCAAGCGGTCGATACGTTCACTCATACGATTGGAATAATGGATGGTGTCAGTTCACGGGTAGATGGTACACCACCTAACTTGCCTGACAGAATGGTCTTGACACGCTCGCGTGTTGGAATAAAGAGCCGCACGCCCTCACGAATTTCATTTGTTGGATCAAGAATGTTGTTAGACATTGCAATGATCCACCAGTGACGCGGCTCGCCTAGAAAAGTGGCAGCAATCTGGTCAATGCGCCCTTCAAACTTCTTTTCTACAATGTAGGTAATGTCATCACCGTGTGTCTGAAGAGAGGCGCGGTCCCACCACTCAATAGCGGTCTGATTAACCTCTGCAGTACCACCGCTTACATAGCGCGATGAGCTAACCAGCGTGCTGTTCTTTTCCATCAAGTGCCTCCTCTTACTCTGTCAGCTACAGGATCCCAGCTGCCAGTTGCTCCACCCCCACCAAAGTCGCCCCCACCGCCCGAAACAAAAGGCCTGGTGGCTACAGGGGGCAGCTTAACTAATTCGGTAGAGGGTGCAGTGTATCCCTGCAGCTGGCCCACAGCAGCTGCAACGGCCCCGCCAGCGCCAGCGCTTGTGAGTGCATTTGGTGCGGCGGCCTGGGCCTCTTCAGGAATTGCGGCACCACCACCACCTGTAGAGGCAGCTGAGGATTGCCGCTGTCCTGTAGCTGAACCGATGCGCATGGGATACCATGCCTTGTCCATTCTGCCAGTAAAGAACTCTTCAAGGTCAAAACCATTGAACTCATCAGTGGAGAAGCTTTCTACCAGCTGGATGGTAACCTTCATGACGGTCGGGAATGGTATGTTAGGGACCCCCTCGACGCTTCTAGCAGGAATGTAGTCGACATCCTGCGGAAAGGTCCAGTTAAGGGACGTCATAACGACTGGCACTGGTCCAATCATCTGCTGGCGAAAGCCCGATAATCTCAAGACTGGCGGCGGAGCGCCTATTAGCCCAGGATACTTTGCTGCAGTGTTGACGCCAAAGTACGGCATTGACCAGCCGCGCAGCCTGTTCATAATGTCCAGGTTCTCAGTCGCCTCGTCTGTAGTTCTACAGGTAAGCGTTGCGTTGACTGTCCACTGGACGGATGACGTACCCTTGTACTTCTGGAATGCAGTTGGCGCCTGAGGTGGGGCAACAGCCTCATACTCCATTGTTCGGCTTTCAAACACCTCTGGCATCACGCGAAAGATTACGCTGATGGCAGGGCTATTGATCTGCACGAGCCTGATCTTGTGACTATCATCTATGACAGGGTTGCTGCGCTTTAAGTCTGCAGCTGCAACATTTGGCTCGCCGCTTGCAACCAGCGCCTGCAGCATTTCCTCGTTAGTCACGGCATTGAATGTAAAGGCATCCTCAGCTTCCAGTCTGCTGGCCTCAAACACCGCATCGACACCTGCGCTATCCAGTGTTCCCATCTCTGATTTTTTGACTGTGCTCTTTGCAACAGCGGTCGTTATTGAATCTGGTCCTGCACTCAACTTACGAAACGGCCCAGCACCGCTGAACTTTTCCTTGACGCTGGTCATTCCCTCTTGAACCTTAGTCGATACAGACCCAAGTGAGTTGCCAAGCGCTGTTGGTAGTTTTTGGCTGAAGAAGCTGGCCATTATGACTCCTCACTCGAGCTTGTGATCTTGCCCGCAATCATCTTTGCCAACACCATCTTCTTTGGAATGCCACTGATGTAGGCAAACGCCTTCATCTCACCCTGCTTGGCTGCGTAGCGTGCAAGCGATGCGCTGATCTGTGCATCATCTACCCGGTCACCGTCATTGATCATGCGAATGATCATGTCATAGGCATCGTCGCCATCAGAGTTGTCCGCATCGGGGTCCCGCTCCAGGCCTGGAATCTCGTAGTGCTTGATTGCGCCTCCATCGGCCTTTGTGAAATACTTGTCCAGCATCTTCATGTAGTTTGAAGCACGGTCCGTGCCGGCTGCCAGGGCGATTGGCTCATAGCCCGCCTTGCGAACTTCCTCGAAAGCTGCAAAGGCTGAGCCAGCCACAAGAATCTTTACCCCATTGGCCTGACCTGAGGCCTTCATAAAGCTCGCCCGCTGGTCGGCACTGAGTGGATTCTTGACCCGGTCTTCGCCAGTCTTGGCGCCAGCAATAATGACCACGATGGGAGAGATGTCAAGTTTGAGGTCCGCCTGCTCACGAATGAATGCCCGCATCGCGTCAATCATCTTGTAGTGTCCGCGCGTTGGTGGTTGGAAGCGCCCAACTGCAACGGCTGCCCGCTTGGGCTGCTCGCCTACCGTCTCAACTGCTTCGAAAAGAATGTCTTCCATTTGTGGCCTCCGACCTATGGGGTATTTATGGGTTAGTCCAACGTCTGGAATCAGGCTTTTTGACCCCAATAAATAGCCTTGTCAATCAAGAATGAGATTGGTCCGGGCGGCCACCGTGTTACAATGGTTTAGGTCGCCCAACTCCTAAAACCCAGTAAGAAGGGATCTGCCAATGGCGACCAAACCAACCGTTTACAAAAAGCCCCGCTCCACGAATACTCGTGGTCACTATGTCACCAACGCACAGCTTCTTGAAGCTATCGCTGCTGACAAGCTTGCAGGTCGTGTTCTATCATCGAAGTTGGCCAAATACCTGTGGATGATTGCAGAGAGGTACTCCTACTCGCCATCCTTTGCAGGTTACTCATTCCGAGAAGACATGGTGTCATTTGCGGTGGTGAACCTGTGTGCCAACTGGTACAAGTTTGACCCTGAAAAGTCTGACAACCCGTTTGCGTTCTACACGACTGCCGCCTACCGCAGCTTTCTCCAGTATCTGGCTGATGAGAAAAAGCAGCGCGACATTCGCGACAACCTCTTGGTTGATGCAGGCGCCAGTCCATCGTTCTCATACCAGGATCG